AGGTGGCACTATTCGAAGAAGATCTCGTTGCATATCTTAGAGGTGAAACGGATGTGACTGATATTGTGGGGCAAAGGATCTACCCACGAATACCAGATCAAAACCCGACCTTTCCTCTGTTGAGCTACTTCCGGGTTTCGGGAGAAAGGCATGGTTCTCTTGACAGAGGATCGAGCGGATTGGTGAGTTGCTCTTATCAATTCGATTGCTGGGCGAGAGACTATATTGAAACCATAGAATTGGCTAATGCAGTAATTAAAGTTTTAATTGGTTTCAAAGGCAATATGGGAACCACATACGTTAATGGAGTTCGACTCACCAGTGAGTTTGATTTCTATGAGGATGTGGACAAAGTTAGAAGAAGGACACTTAGAATGAGTGTCTGGTATTGTGAAGATCCAATAGACAATATTCAACCATAAGGAGAATTGTCATGGCTATTTCTAATGCGGTTTCAGGATTTGGAACCCTCTTATACAGAGGTGATGGTGGAACTCAATCATCCCTCGCTACCGGTGCTGGCGACAATGGAATTTCGTGGCTTGCACGAGATCCAGGTGTTGCTGGTGATTCTATCACAGTTGAGCTCGTGCTGAGCGGCGTTCAACTTGCAACTAGTGTCGGCGTTGCTGGTACTGATATTACAGTAACCCTTCGCTCTGCAGATGGTATTGCGGTTGATGCTACTGCTCAGGAAGTGATTGATGCTGTTCGTGGATTCGCGGCTGCAGATGCCCTTGTTGTTCTTACTCCTCTGGGGAATGGAACGGGCGTTGTTGCTGAGGTTGCACAAACCGCTCTTTCAGGTGGTGCTGATGAGATCTTTCAGGTGGTCGCTGAGGTTACTAACCTCTCTGGCCCTGGGCTTTCTATGGACACCATTGAAACTACTCACATGCAGTCTAACGGCGCTTTTAGAGAGTACATCGCTTCACTTAAGGATCCGGGATCGGTCTCTATCGACCTCAACTTCCTTCCTTCAAACTTGAACCAGCAAGGATTCATTGATGACTTCTTGACCCGAGTACGAAGGAACTTCCGAATCGATTGGCCTGATGCGCTTGCAAGATGGGAGTTTGGTGGCTTCGTAGTAAGTTTCGAGCCATCGGCTGCTATTGATGATAAGCTCTCCGCTAGTTCGGAAATTAAAGTTACTGGTGAGCCAACATTTACGACTCAACTGTAATTTTTAAAATTTAAACTGTGGAGTAATAGGGAATGGCTTTCGGTGGAAATATAGAACCCATTATCGGCTACGGGATGAGTCTTGAAGTCGGAGATGGGGGGACTCCAGTGGAGATTTTTCTACCGATTGCGGAAATCATTTCTATTACTCCACAGCCACAGTCATTGGAGATGGTGGATGCAAAAACGATCACTTCTCCGGGGAATACAGAACAATGGATCCCCGGGAAGGTTCAAACAGGTCAATTGACCTTTGCGAGCAATCTCCTCTTAAAAGATGAGAAGTTAAACAACCTGATTGCGGATCTGAAAACAGGTACGCTCAGGAACTTTCGGTTAATATTCCCGGATGGTGATCAGAGTCAAGATGCGGATAGCAGGCTCAACACTTTCTGGGAATTTAGTGCTTATGTAATTCAGTTTGCCCCGACAACACCGTTGGCCGACAGAGCTACCGCCTCTATCGTGCTCCAACCTAACGAGGAAACTGTAATAACGACATAACGGAGAAACTAAAATGTCAAATGCTAAACAGGCAACACCTATCGTAAAAATCAAATTGATGGATAAGGATCTCAAAGTAAAATTTGGGATGAAAGCTATCATTGCACTCGACAGAGAGTATGGAATCAATCTCATGGATCAAGTTTCACTTGGTAAGATTGAAAACTCCCCATCTTCTGTCGTTAAGCTTCTATGGGCAGGATTGCAAAGATACCACTCAGAGCTGACTCTGGATGATATTGAAAACCTTCTCGATGATGCGAGTTACGATGAAGTTCAAAAGGTGCTTGAAGAAGCGTTTGCACGTTCGAGTGAGGACGAAGCGAAAAAAAAGCCCGAAAAAGAAGCTACGGCAAGCGATCAGTAGAGACTGATTACAATTGGTTAAGCATGATGTCAGTTGCCATGGGGCAGCTGGGCTTAACCTATGACGAGTTTCTTGATCTCACACCGGTTCAGTTTAGCTACCTGCTTGAGACGTACGAAGCAGAAAGGGAGCTGAAGGACTTTCGGGTAGGGATAGTCGCATCGACCATTGCTAACTGTAATAGGAAGAAAGGCGCAAAAGCCTTTAAGCCTATCGACTTTATGCCTAAGTATGGACAGCAAACGCAAAGTCCAGATCAAATGATGCTTATGGCAAAAACCCTTAACGCCGCATTCGGCGGGAAGGTTGTGAAGAAAGGGAAATAGCATGGCTCAAGTTACCGCATCCTTAATAGTATTAATGAGGGCACAGTTTGGTGATGTCCTCAAAAATCTTGAGAAGGTATCGAAGTCTTTCAACAGAACAGGAAGACAACTTACAGATGTTGGTAAAACACTAACCGCCCAGGTAACTGCACCCATGGCGGGACTTGCACTCGGTGCTACGAAAGCTGCCAGTGACTTTGAGCTTGCTTTTACAGGCATAAGAAAAACCGTAGACGCAACTCCCGCAGAATTTGCCAAACTAAATGATCAGGTAAGACAAATGGCTACCCAGATGCCATTTGCAGCCACAGAGATCGCAAGGGTCGGTGAAGTAATTGGGCAGCTCGGAGTAGGAGCCAACGATCTCAAGGAGTTCACCAAGGTGGCCCTCGATATGGGGGTATCAACCAACCTCTCCGCAGAAGAAGCTGCGATTGGCTTAAAGAGATTTTCAAATATTGTAGGTCTCACCAATGATGACGCAAGAAACCTTGGTGATGCTATTGTCAGGCTTGGTAACAAGTTTGCAACGAACGAAAGGGCCATCCTTGACACTGCTCAAAGGATGGGTACGGTTGCAAACCTTTCTGCATTTGCTGCAGATGAGATACTTGGTTTCGCTACGGCTGCAACAGCTGCAGGGCTTGAAGCAGAGCTTGCTGGTTCTGCTTTACAAACAATGCAGATCAATTTCAACAAAGCTGCTATTGAAGGTGGAAATGCGCTGAAAACCCTGGCAACTTTAACCGGGGAGACTGAGGCTTCATTTAAGAAATTAATACAAACAGATCCATCCACTGCTATTGAAAAATTTGTAGCAAGCCTTGGCAGTCTTGATAAGAGTGCGGGAGAGGTAGATCAGGCGCTTGCTGCGGTGGGTGTTAAGGAGAAGAGACTAATTCGCTTTGTAACATCGCTTGCTGGTAATCATACAGAACTAACAAGAGCTCTCAATGAAGCAGCAACGGGGTTTAAGGGCAGTGGAGACCTTGCTGCAGAGGCGGAAAAATTCTATAGCACTTTCGATAGCATTGTAAGAACGCTCGTTAATAATCTGAGAGATCTCGGGATCACAATTGGTAATGCATTAATCCCTTATTTCAAGGCATTGATTCCATATATTCAGGATGCTGTAAGCTGGGTTAAGCAACTCCCTCAGCCTGTTATTGCTGCCGGTGCTGCGTTTGGATTGCTTGCAGCTGCAATCGGGCCACTCATTTTAATTCTTGGGCAGCTCGCATTCTCATTTGGTGCTATTGCTGGAATCCTGCCTGCAATCTCAAGATTCTTAATTGTTCTCTCAAAGCCCGCAGGAAATGTCACAGATATTATGTACGGGCTAAAGCTCTCACTGACTGGAACTACCAGTGCGCTTCTAAGTTTCAAAACTGCAGGCATGCTTATTGGTCGTGTCATCTTTGCGATGGTTTCACCGCTTTCATTATTTAGTGCTGCCCTTGTCGGCGCTGGAGTGGTTGCGTATAAGTTTCGTGACAACCTTGCTAATGTTTTCTTTGAAGCAAAGCAAGTTATTTATGGAACCATGCTTGCTATCGTTGATGGTCTTCCAGGCTTCTGGGATCAGATAACTCTTGGTGTTGAGGCGTTTGGGATAATACTTAAAAACACGTTCTCAAATGCGTGGGCAGCCCTCATGGGGGTACTAAGAGAGCATGCACCAATTATCACCGAGGCAACGGGACTCTTTCTTACCGATGTAATAAACTTCTTCACTGCCTGGGGCACAGACCTGCTAGTTGTTTGGAAACAGGTATGGGCAGATATGAAGGTTCTTTTTGATCGCTTCATAAACGATGTGAAGATAGGGCTTGTTGGACTCTCCGATGCTATAAAATCAAATGCAGTAACCGAGAACCTCTCTGGAGTTTTCACTGATGCTATAGACTTTTGGAGTCAGGCATGGAGTGGTGGTACTCAGAAGATTGTAGAGAGCACCAAGGTTGCCACATCTCAAATCAAAAAAGAAGTTGCAGACACCGCCACCAAGACCAAGGGGGCGATGGATGAAGTCTCCA